AAAGCTGGCGCTGAAGAAGCAGTTACACAAATTATGGTTGTTGATATGATTTTGAAAGATGGATATCTTAAACGAATTGTAATTCCATTAGCTAAATTAACTGAAATGGGCGAAATCGTTTATAACGATGAAAAAAGTTTAGGATATGATGTAACCATTTCTGCCTTCTTAGATGGTGATGGTGGTTCACACTATGAATATATTTCAAAGAAAGGATAAGGATTAAATGATTAAAGGCGAAACATCAAAAGGCTTCAAATATAGCATTTCAGAAAAACTTTTAGAAAGTTATGATTTTCTTGATACTGTTTCACAGGTAGAAGATAATGTGTTAAATCTTCCAAAATTAGTTAATCTGCTTTTTGGTAAAGATGCAGGAAAATTCATTAATCATTTACGCGGTGAAGATGGGTTAGTATCTCAAAAAGCAGTATCAGATACTATTCTTGAAATTTTCAATAAGCAGAAAGAATTAAAAAAATCTTAGTCCTTGCTAGAATGATAGCAACTGATGAAGATGCCTTAATCTGTGATCTTGCTGAAACTTATAGTATCTACGATTATAGGCGGCTACCACTTAAAATGGTAGCCGTTTTTTGTTTTGGTTTGAAAGATGATTCAAGAATCAAAATGAAATTGAACGGTATGGAAGTACCGTTTGAAACTATGTTACTTGCCAGTGCAGTAGACAGATTAAGCACATTAGTTTGGCAACAAACCAAAGATGGAATGGATGGGAAGAACTATCCATTATCTATCGTTGCGATGTTAACCAATGCGCAACCTAATAAAGAAAATAGCAACGTTACTTCTTTTGCTACTGGTAAGGACTTTATGAAAGAAAGAGAAAGACTATTGAAGAAAGGAGGATAATGAATGGCTACAGAATTAGGAGCGGCTTATGTTCAGATTGTTCCATCCGCTAAAGGGATTTCAAGTTCCATTTCTTCCGAATTAGGCACTGGGATGCCCCAAGCCGGAGAACAAGCCGGCACTAGCTTCATGAGCGGATTTAAAGGTTCAGTATTAAAAATAGCAGCAGCATTAGGGATTGGAGCAGCTATTAAAAGTGGCATTTCTGCCGCACTTAATGAAGGTGCATCACTTCAACAATCAATGGGTGGTATCGAAACACTTTTCAAAGAAAATGCAACGCGAGTAATCAAGTATGCTGATGAAGCTTATAAAACTACTGGATTATCTGCTAATGCATACATGGAAAACGTAACCGGATTTAGTGCAAGCTTGCTTCAGTCTTTAGGTGGTGACACTGCCAAAGCTGCTGAAGTTGCAAATATGGCAATGATTGATATGGCGGATAACTCCAATAAAATGGGTACATCTATGGAAAGTATTCAAACTGCATATCAAGGATTTGCTAAACAAAACTATACAATGCTTGATAACTTGAAATTGGGTTATGGCGGTACTAAGGAAGAAATGCAACGTTTATTAACGGATGCACAAAAGTTAACTGGAGTTAAGTATGATATCAACAACTTAAACGATGTGTATCAAGCAATTCACGCGATCCAAGAAAACTTAGACATTACCGGAACAACCGCAAAAGAAGCATCCACTACATTCACTGGTTCATTTAACGCCATGAAAGCTGCTGCAAGTAACGTGCTTGGAGATTTAGCTTTAGGTGAAGATGTGGAACCAGCACTAACTGCACTTGCTCAAACTGCAAAAACGTTCTTTGTTGATAACTTCCTTCCGATGCTTGGAAACATTGTAAAAGGCATTCCGGATATTGTTGAATTTGGTTTAGATATGCTTCAAGAAACGTTAGCAAGCAATTTGGGTTCTATTTTAGATTCCATTCCGGAATTAGCAGAACTTGGGAAGAATTTAATTTTTAATCTATACAATAGTGCTTTGGAAGCCATTCCGGATTTATTAAATCTTGGAAGCGAAATTATTAATTCATTAGTAACTGGCTTTATGGAAAATTGGCCTTCAATTTTTCAAGCTGGAGTGGATATATTTTTTCAATTAGCTGACGGATTAATTCAAGCAATGCCAAGTATATTAGATGCCGGATGGAATATGATAACTTCATTATTAGCTACAATAGCATCCAACGCACCACAATTCATAACATCCGGATTGGAAGTGGTTAGGAATTTAGTGATGGGCATTCTTGATAGAATACCGGACGTTGTGAACGTGGCTGTAAACTTAGTTAAGAACATTGTAAGCACCATTTGGAATAACCTTCCAAGTATTATAGATGCCGGTGTGAAAGTTATATCAAGTTACATTTCCGGACTTGCTAAGATGATTCCTGAAGTACTTGGCAAAATAGCTAGGATGGGGAGTGATATCATCCAAAGTGTTACGGGTATCGATTTATGGAGTGCAGGACACGCTATCATTAGTGGATTTTTAAACGGTATTAAATCAGCATTTGAAAGTGTTAAAAACTTTGTTGGGGGTATTGCTAGTTGGATTGCTCAAAATAAAGGGCCAATCAGTTATGACAGACGATTGTTAATTCCGCATGGTAATGCAATCATGGAGAGTTTGCAAAAAGGTTTAGAAAACGGATTTAACGGTGTTAAAAGCAAAGTAAGAAGCATTGCAGAAGAAATCAATGATGTTGTTGATGAGTATCTTGATAACCAAGTGTTCAATGATGTTGAGATTGGAAGTAATGTAGCGGTATCCGGTGGAGTTCAGTTAACTAAACAACAAGCGCAACAAATTAAAGCGTGGACTCCGGATAATTATAGATATGATTCACCGGAAGAAAAACAAGTAATTGAAATTCACACAACGGTTGATTTAGATGGCAGAGTAATTGGAAAGACAATTACACCATACGTAACCGATGAACAAAACAAAGTAGATAGACGGGAAAGAAGAAAAAGGGGTGAACGATATTGATTTCATTTAAAGTAAATGGACAAGAACTTGGAAATTTAATGATTATAAATGATGTTGATTTAGGGTTTGCCCCTAATATCAATTCTAAGGCTAAAAAGTATGCTTTGATGAATGGTGAACGATTCCAACGCAGAACATTTGGAAAACGTGTGATTAAAGTTAAATTTACGATTATTGGCGATAGAATCGAACAAACAAAAATTGCAATTCAAAAAGTTCTTTTTGCACAGGAAGAAAGCTTATTTGAATTTGCTCACAATACGGATATTTACTTTAAAGGAGTAATTGCCGGTGGTAGTGATTATTCCATTATCAATTGGAAAGCTTCAGAAGGTTCATTTGAAATCCATTGTTATGATCCATTTGCATATTCTAAGAAAGAGAAAGTTGCAAATCGTGTATCTAATAAACTGGTTTTTGAAAATGAAGGAACTGCACCTGTATATCCTATTTACAAATTTACTGCAGAAAAGCCGTATAAGATGATATCTTTCGCCCACCCAAGTCGAAAGATAGTGCAGTACGGTTATGAGAATGGAGCGGCGGTCATTAATACTAATGACTTAGTTGTATTTGATAGCGCTGAAAATAAGCTTACAATCAACGGTGAGCGCAAGTACATCAACGCAGCAAGCCAAGTGTTCTCTATCCAACCTGGAATTACAGAAATCGCCATTATTGGCGATGAAAATAAGATTCCAGTCGTAGATGCTACATTTAAGGAGCGGTGGATATGATAACAATTACTAACAGACGATACGAAACACTCTGCCAGCTAAGTTTTGATTTAGCTGGCGGTTTAATCGCATATGATGATTGGTTTGAACAAGATCTAGAGACTGGAGTCGGAACCTATGAGTTTACAGTCGATAAGGACGGCAATCCAGAACTTGAGAAAATCATTAATGGCTGTTATGTATTCGTTATAGACGGAAATCAGACACGAGGCTTCGAGATTGTATCAATCGAGCAAGATAACGACAGCAAGACATTCTACTGTGAAGACGGTGGACTGGACTTACTTGGAGAAACAGTGTGGCCACTAGACGGCACTTCTAGGACTCTCAAAGAGTACTTTGCTGCTGCTTCCTTAGATTCTGGCTGGGAAATCGGAGTAAATGATGTTCCAGATACAACCAAGCGCAGCATTAAAGTTGAAAGTTTCGAGACTGCGGTTAAACGCATGAGAAGGATTGCTAAAGCATTTGATGTAGAGCTGAGCTTCAGCTATGAATTTGTTCATGGGAAAGTACATCGTAAACTTGTTAACTTCCATAAGCGTATTGGAGAAGATAAGAAAATCCGTCTAGAGTATGGAATTAACGTAAGCAAGATTACTAAAAAAGAAAGTATTGAACATCTTGCTACTGCTTTAAGAGCGCATGGAGCGGACGGATTAACGCTGCAAGGATATAAATATAATGATGGCCGTTATTGGGTTGGCGGAGATACTCTTCATGACATTCTAGAGGGTAAACGCTGGAGTCGTCATGATAACGTTGAGCGCGATGGTGGTTATATCGTAGATACTTATCAGAGTGAAGCTAAGACTCAAGAAGCACTCTTTAAAGAGACGATGCTACAACTCAAGAAAAGAGCTTATCCAGAGGCTACTTATGAAGTAGATATCACTCTACTCCCTGAAGGGACATCCATTGGTGATAGTGCATCTATTGTGGATAATGACTATCAGCCAGCTATTCAGATTGAAGCACGGATTTCAAAATTAAGAAAACAACTATCTCAACCGAATGTTGGGAAAGTTACAATTACTAACATTATTGAAAATCCAGACACAATCTCTGAGAGAGTGCAGCGTTTAAGTACATTGGTAAAAGAACGATTGTTTGATTTCACAGAAGTTCCGTTCATTATGTCTATTCAATCTACGGATGGTGTAGTATTCCAGAATAGTAATATAGCTACTAAATTAATTGCTAGTGTAAGTAAGATGGATATTCCTATGAACAATCGTTTTTTATATAGATGGAAACGCGTGAGCAAGTATGGTACAGACGATGCAGCATGGAATGAGCAGCATACAAATGGCAGCAATGAATTGTCAATTACTGTCAACGATGTTGATAGAGAAGCCACATTTACTTGCGAAGCCATCGAAGGTAATCAAGTTGTTGCAAGCAGCTCTATTGTTATCAAAGACTTTATTGTTAACAAGTCACTAGGGCCAACTCCTCCAGCCAATCCTAGTCCTGGAGATTTATGGACTGATACGAGCATTCCTGGAAAGGATGTTCCAAAAATTTATACAAATGGCGAATGGAAGCCTGTTTTAAACAAAGACGACAAAGAGCTGGAAAGACTTCAAAAAGAATTTGAAGATCGTAATAGGGAACACGCTAACCAATACGCTAAGGTCATGGAGATTATCAATAAATCTCAAGTAACAGAAGACACATTCAGAGATTTAACTGGGAAATTTAGTAACTTGGAAGAGTCTTATAAGAGAATTCAAGAGACTGCGGAAGAGATTAAGGGACTTGGACAGAGAACTAAAGCTGTTGAGTTAAATATAGAACAATCTCAAGTTATCCTTAATGCACTTGCAACTTATTTTAGTATTTCTGAAGACGGTATGTTGATTGGGAAGAATGGTGAAAAATTAAAAATACGAATCAATAATGAACGTATGGAATTTATTGATTCTGGACGTGTAGTAGCTTATATCTCAGGCCAACAATTAAATATTGTAAGTGCCACATTTTGGAATTCTGTTACTATTGCCAATCATATATTTGAGCGATACAACAATGAGTTCACTGTAATTTCGTACGTAGGAGGTGCTGTAAATGGTTAGGATTGAGAAGTTTACTAGTAGCGGATATGCAAAGCTTGCTATGGAAGTTACTGAGACTGGTTACAGCATCGAGAACAACGACTCACCAGTTAAATATAATCTGTGGTTAGAGAGAGGTAGTACTTGGGTTTATGACTTAAACAATGAGACGTGGGCAGAAGCTACTATTAACGGCCAGACAGTAGTTAATAAGTATGTAAGCTTCGATTTGAGAAACACAAACAGAGTGCTTCTAGGCAGCGGAACGATTACAATTCCTCACAACGATGACGGAAGCAAAACAATCACATTCTGGGCAAGAATTCTGAATGTTGCTGATCAAGGTGACATTAACTGGTTTAGTGGAACGCTTGAACTAACGAACATCCCGCGCGCAAGCGCTATAGGCTCAGTAACTGCTACAGAATTAGGACAGCCAGTAACTATAACAATCAATAAAAAAGTTGATGAGTTTAGGCATCAAGTCTGGTGGCAAGTTAACGATAGCGGTTGGATTGATTTAGGAACTGGACACGATACAAGCGTGCAACTCACAGTTCCAATAGATTATGCAGCACGTATCACCAACAGCGATACTGGACTGCTGGATGTGTGTGTACGTACATTCAGAGGCAATGACCAGATTGGAAACGATGTATATCAGAGAGGAATTGGCATTAAAGTTCCTGCTTCTATCGTGCCTACACTTGAAGATGTCACGATTACTGAAAGAACGGCACAATTAGCAGAATTCATTCCTGTTGGTAATTTTGTAAAAGATAAATCAGTAATGAGAGTTGAAGCAAGCAATGCAGCAGGCTCTCATGGCTCAACTATCGTATCCACTGAATTAACAGTAGATAATTTAGTTGTGAGAGCAGCAACTGGTGATTTTCCTGCAAATAAAGATGGTAATTTAGAAGTTACTGCAAAGGTTACTGATTCACGCGGCAGAACAGCCACTAAATCGAAGACTATCAAAGTATGGGATTACTACGCGCCTAAGATTATTGGATTTTTGGCCAATCGAACAGGTAACGGAACTAACAAGACTATCATTGCGACTATTGTTGCTAATGTAAGTCCATTAGTGATTGATGGAATTAATAGGAATCCTTATACTCTTAAAATCCAGTATTCAGCTAAGAAGTCTAATAGATGGATTGATGCCGTAAATCTTACGAATGAGAGTACAGAACGTATTAATCGTCAAATTGACTGTGGAGCGTTCTATGATATTTCTAAGGCATATAATGTGAGATTAGTTATCCAGGATAAACTGAGCGATTTAGTAGATTCTGTGTTGCTCGTGCGCTCATCAAGAGTTCTGTGGGCATGGGGAGATAATCGTGCAGCAGTGGGAGGATTCCCAGAGTTAGAGGGGCACTTCGAGTCATTCCTTCCAG